TGGGGGCAGTACAGGGACGTTGTAACAGACGAAAAACACCTTATATTGGCGGGTAACGGTCTGGCTCAGGCCATGCGGTTGGAAGGCTATAAAAAAGCATGGACGGTCATCCTGTACGATTTGTCCGAAAACGACAAAATGAAGCTGATGATGGCCGACAACAAGACGGCGGGATTGGGCGTTGACAACCTTAATAACATTCAAGAGATTATCGCCGGGCTTGCCGGGGATTTTGACATTCCGGGGTATGACGATGAAGTGCTTGCGTCCATTAACGCCGCGTCCGAAGAAATATCGGCGGCGCTTGATAACTATGGGAAGGCGACGGAAGATAACCTTGCGAAGATAGAAGCCCATGCCGAAGTTAATTCCGAAGAAAACGGGGAACTGCCGGAAACTTATCAGGACGCGGCGCCGGAAGATGAGGCGGAACAGAAGCCTATTGTCTGCCCCCATTGCGGAAAAGAAATATGGTTGTAAAGCGCGAAGGCAATAGAACGGTCATCGAGGCGGCCAGGAAGAGGATAATTAACGCTTTTTCCAACGGTAAAAAAGTTTATGTGTCATTCTCAGGCGGGAAGGATTCGTTATGTTTAATGGATTTGATACTGAAGCTTGCGGCTGAGGGAAAAATCGATCCTTCCATGATGATTGTCGAGTTCATAGACGAGGAAGCCATGTATGACTGCGTTATTCAAAAAGTTTATGAATGGCGCAAAAAGATATTACTGGCCGGGGCTAAGTTTAACTGGTTCTGTTTGGAAGTGCGGCATTATTCGTATTTTAACCAGTTGGAACAGGATGAATATTTTATTTGCTGGGACAGCGAAAGGAAAGATTCATGGGTACGGCAGCCCCCGTCATTCGCAATATTTGACCACCCCGTATGCAAGAGAAGGGTGGACAGATACCAGCAGTTTCTTGAAAGGCACAACGCGGACGGCATTTGCATAACGGGTGTCCGTGTGGCTGAATCCCTTCAAAGGTTAAAGTTCGTAACCAATTCTTTTTCCGCGAAGATAGGGCTTGCCAGGGGAAACATGGTGTGGGCGATCTACGACTTCAAAGATTCGGACGTGTGGCGTTACCTGTATGAGCAAAAAATAGACATCCCCGAAGTTTATTTGTATATGTATCAGGTAGGGATAAGGATAAACCAGCTCAGGGTGTCGCAGTTCTTTTCAGTGGACACCGCAAAATCATTGGTAAAAATGAACGAATACTATCCCGATCTTATGGACAGGATAATTAAAAGGGAGCCGAACGCCTACCTTGCCGCCCTTTACTGGGATAGTGAAATGTTCCGGCATTCCACAAAAAACAGGAAGGAGCTGGAGGAAAAGAAGGATTATAAAGCCGAAGTTTTTAAACTGTTGAGCAATCCAAAAAAGAACTTTGTGATGTATAGCTCATTATATAACGCGGACAGAATCATTAAGACGTTAATCAAATACGGTCCGGTTATCAGCGACAGGGTATACAGAACCATTTATGACTGTTTAATCGCCGGAGATCCAAAACAGAGGACGCTCCGCGCCATAATTACTCAGATAAATTACGAGTACACGAAAGACTACAGATGGGAGGGGACAAATGTCAAATAGGCTTACGGCTCCGCTTTCTACCTTGCAATGGGTGGACAGGAACTTATTACGCGCAAACGACTGGAATCCGAATAAGGTAACGAGGGAGAATCTGGAATTATTAACTCAGTCCATGTTCAGCAACGGCTGGACGCTGCCTATTGTATGCCGCCCTGATTATACAATAATTGACGGCTTTCATCGCTGGACGGTTTCGGGGCCTGACTGGAAATACAAGCCGGAAGGGGAGAAAAAGACGTTATATGAACTGTTGGGCGGCAAAGTTCCCATAGTCATAGTAAAGCACAGCAACGAAGCCGGGGACGTGTACGGGACGGTCACGCACAACCGCGCGCGCGGTACTCATTTGTTGGAACCGATGAAGAACATAGTAAAGCGGCTATTGGCTCAGGGAAAATCCGTAAAAGAGATAAGCAAGGAGCTTGGAATGCGCCATGAGGAAATATTCCGCCTTACGGACATATCGAAAGAGGAATTCTTAAAGATAATGATATCCAGAACGGACGGATATTCAAAAGAGATGTATTTGCGGAAGGTTTAAGGGGTTATTGTAAAAAATCTGATACAATAACCCACATATAACGGGGTTTATGTACTACAGAAATACACAAACTAAACTAAACTAAAAGTAAACTAAACTAAATTAAAAAAGAGGAAATACGGAAACCCTTATTATTTTGATAGACAAAAAATATAAAACAACATATACTTTATATGTTGTTTGAAACAATAAAGACAAGGAAGAATGGGGGTATATCATGCAGCCCCTAGACCCGTGCGGTAGCTAAGGGAAAAGGGCTTGTAATAATATATTTGCGGGAGTATGAGAAAAGCCAATCCCGCTTTTTAATGGTTTTTAATCAAAAATTCAGAATCATTGACAATAATCGGTCAAAAGGATAATATTTTATATGGCAGAGTCAATAGACAAAGGATATCCGTTCACGTTAATTTGTTTTAATTGCGGAAAGAGCTATGAAGCCTGTTATAATGACGAACCTTGCAAACATTGTGGGGATGTCGGTCCAAAAAGATGGATATTAAACGAAGGTTTTGAAAAGGAAGTGCCAAACCCCGCCGAATGCTCAATAAAGAACCTTAAGCTGAATATTACTGGAGGTTTCAGCTTATGATGACGCTTGGCGATTATATCATAACAAGAGAAACGCTAGAGGATATGCTTGCCGAATTGACAGAACGGAAGTGCCGGAAAACCGCAAAGATTATAAAGCGCGTTACCGATAAATGGGTACAGATAGAAAAAGACCTTAAATTAAAAGAGAGGCTCCCCAAAAACAACGGGATATTATGTAATACCTGCGGCCATGTAAAAAAGCACGAGGGCAGAGACAGCGCGTTATCCCCCCTGTTCTATTGCGGATTACACAATTGCGATTTACAAACGGACTTATTGGGCAGGGTAAAACGCCTGGACGTGTGTTTGTCCGAGAATAAAGTACCCGCTATGGAGACAGAAGCCAGTGCGTAATATAGACCCTGAGAAAGAGAGGAAAGCCCAGGCGGTCATTGACACCCTTCTTTTCAGCCCCATAAGCGAATGGGAAAAGATAAAAAAGGTAGTCAATGGCGAAGCGTCCATAGTAACAGTAAGCCCTGTAAGGCAGTCCATAGAACAGAACATTGAATTAAGAGGCAGGGAATACACGGCCTATTATGAGGACGCTATACGCAAAGGCTTGATGAGCGCAAGGGAAGCATACGAAGCCCTTAATGCGGTATTGAACGAAGATGTTAATAGCTACATGACTGATATAATGGCAGACATACCCTCTTATGTTATAGAGATACACAAATAAACCGTTATTTGCTTGTTTTTCCTTAAAAATACTATATAATCTGTATAAACTATTGGTTACACACGGGATAAAAAACGAAGGTACTGTCGGAGAAAATTTGACCGAGGGTGCTTTTGACCCCAAAAGACCTCTAGCCACAAGAAAATTTTAGGCGGTTTCCGTTTCCATGAAAAAACAGGGTAAACCTGAAGTAAAAAAGACCGTTACTCGAAATTCGGCGGCGGTTTCAAAAAAAGAAACAACCGCAGAGAAAGAATCATCCCCAAAAGTAAAACTTGTAGGCATTGAAGAACTTGCAAAATTGGTAGGCGTTGACGAAAGAAGAATAAGGCAATTGGAACAGGAAGGAGTTATTAAGTCAGAGTCTAAAACAAACAACAAGGAAAAAAGAGAATATAAATTTGCTGAAACTATTGTCGCTATTGTAAGGTATTATAGGGGCAAGGCGGACAGCCGCAGGTCTGGCGATTCTAAAGAAATGGAAGAAGAAAAACTGCGACAATTAGCGGCAAAACGCGAATTAGAAGAAATGAAAGTGCTTAGGGCGCGGGGGGAATTACATCATACCGACGACATAAAACGAATATTCGGCGCGATATTTAGCCGGGTTCATACCGGGTTTGAATCATTCCCACTAGGGTTGGCGCCGAAAATAGCCGGAAAAAATAATGTAATGGAGATTGCAGGGGAAATAAAAACCCAACTGGATAAAATACTGTACGAAATAACGGAATATGATATTGAAACATTGAAAACAAATGTCGGAGCTGAGTATCTTGCCGGACTGGATGACGAGGAAGAAACGGAAGATGAGTCGTAATACGGAGTTTGATAAAACAGCTAACATATTCATTTCGCTATTAGGAATATTAAGGCCGCCCCCTGCTCTAAAAGTTTGGCAATGGGCAGAAAAATATCGGATAATGTCGAATGTGGAAACTTCCTCTCCCGGTCCGTGGGACAACCAGCGGACGCCATACCTTGTAGAAATAATGGAACGCCTGACAGATCCAACGGTTTCAAAGATTGTATTTCTTGCCGCCCGGCAAATGGGCAAGTCCACAGTATTTTTAAATTATCTTGGGTATCTGATACACATTAACCCCTCTCCAGTAATCATCATACAGCCTACCGGGGAACTTGCGGAGAAATTTAGTAAAACCCGCGTCTCAAATATGTTCAGGGACACGCCATGCCTGAAAGGATTAGTACCCGATGATAAGTCCAGGGATTCAGATAACAAGATTTTATACAAAGAATGTGTCGGTATGTTTTTGATTTTGACTGGCGCAAACAGTACAGCCGGAATTATATCCATGCCGGTTCCGATATTATATTTTGACGAAATTGATCAGTACCCTCATGATTTGTCTAAGCAGGGAGATGTTATTTCCATAGCGGAAAAAATGCAAACGAACTATCCCAACCGGAAGAGTATATATACATCGACACCTACATTAAAAAGCATAAGCCGAATAGACGCGTTATTTGAAACGTCAAGTAAACACCGATGGAGTCATGAATGCCCGTCATGTGGGGAATGGTCCCAATTCTCTTGGAGAAACCTTAATTTTGAGACAATGAAAATGAGATGCCCTCATTGCGAAGAATTACATACAAGAAGGGAATGGGAAGCCGGTGGCGGCGAGTGGGTAGCGGAAAATCCAGAAGCCAAAGTTATTGGGTATCACATTAACGCGCTGGATCACCCGTCCGTTACATGGGATGATCTGGTAGAAGAATTTATAGAAGCAACCGCCGCAGAAAAGAAAGGTGATTTTTCCTTGCTGATTACGTTCATTAATTCCCGTTTGGCTGAGTCATGGGAATTACGCGGAGAAGTGGTCGAATCTCATGCGCTGGAAAGCCGCAGGGAAGCTTATGAAGCGGAATTGCCGGACGGCGTTTGCGTTTTGACTATGGGCGTTGACACGCAAGATAACAGGTTGGCTTATGAAGTTGTCGGTTGGGGATTAGGCTTTGAAAGCTGGGGGATTGAGTACGGAGAAATATTCGGAGATCCGAGGCAAGGCGATGTCTGGAATCGCATTGATGATTTATTAAAACGCACATGGTCGTATAGAAATGGAAAACAATTAAAAATAAAACGTATAGCGATTGATACAGGCGGCCACATGACGACACAAGTTTATAATTATTGCAGGGCTAGGAAAACAAGGGGTGTATATCCGATAAAAGGACAGGGCGGCGAAAAGCTGCCTTTGACAAGACCGGCAAAAAAAAGCAGGGAAAAAGGATTATTCATTGTCGGCGTAGACGGGATTAAGTCTGACATTGTATCTTGGTTAAAAGTAAACAAACCAGGAGACGGCTATTGCCATTTTCCAAAAGATAAAGATATTGATAATATATCTGTAAATGGATATGATGCCATATACTTTGAAATGTTGACCGTTGAACAAAAAGTCCGCAGGCAGGATAAAAAAGGCTTCACGCGGTACGAGTGGATTAAACCCGCAGGCGCGCGGAATGAAAGTTTTGACTGCCGTATATACGCAAGGGCGGCATTACGGATTATGTCATCTAAAGATGATATAATGTTGAAACAGATTTTTTTAAGAGAACCTTGGGCATTTCCCGGACAGGCGGTTAAAAATATGGACAGAGGGGATGGCGCGGTTACAAGCGTCAAGAAAAAGCAACAGGTTGGCAGAAATACGCAGGCCAGGCAAAAGGGAATAGAACTATAACGGGAGGGATTATGGAATTAACACAGTCAATTATTGACGAGGTTATTATCATGGCAAGGGGCATTGAACACGGAAAAGTGATAATCGCCATTTCCGGACCGCCTAACGACAAAATTGTAGACGTTACCGCCGAAAAGCGGAAACGGTACAAAAAACTCGTTACTCCAAAAGGGGTAGATTATCAGGCTGAAGATGAAAAAACCGCTTGACAATTATATTAGGATCGTATTATAAAAAGAGTATAGTTTAATATTGGCCGACCGAAAGCGGAAGCCCGTAGAGACTGAGAGAGGAATACCCTCTTTCATTCCCTGCGGGCTTTTTTATTTGCCCGAAAAACGGAGATGAATTGATGAAACAAAAATCAGAGAAACTGGCGAAAGCAAAAACCGAACTCAAGCAAATAGATTCCGCAATAGAGGCGATATTAGGCGGCGCTCAATCGTACCGAGTCGGAACGCGGAGTTTGATAAGGGCTGATTTGGCGACGTTATACAAACGCAAGGATACGTTAGAGGATTTAATCGCCGCGCTGTCCGGGGGCGGCGGCAGATTTAAGCGCGTAGTGCCAATGGACAGATAGGGGAACGTGTGAAGAAACCTGTTTTAGTTGACCAGTACGGTAAACCAATCTCAAAAAAGCATAACAGGGTTCTTGCGTCCGGCTATTCATACGCGGGCGCGTCTCTGACAAAACCAGTTTTTAAAGGTTGGAATTGGACGGGCGGATCGCCCGATGACGATATAGTCGCCAATTTGCCTGTTATCAGACAGCGTTCACGTCAGCTAACAATGGAAGCCCCCGTTATTAGCGGCTTATATAAAACGATGACTACCAATGTGGTAGGTGACGGCTTGCGCCCTGAACCTACCCCCGACGCGGATTATTTCGGCTGGACTCCTGAGTACACGAAAAAATGGAAAGCCAATGTTCTTAGGATATTTGAAAACTTCGCGGAATCCACAGCTTGCGACGTGTATCACCGCGACAATTTTTATGAGTTGACGAAATTGGCTTTTCGGTCGCAGCTTGAATCCGGCGATTGTTTTGTAACTATGCCGCGTTTTGAACGGCGCAATAATCCTTTTACCTTAAAGATTCAAGTTATCGAGGCTGACTGTTGCGCCGATCCGGACGGAGCGGAACGTGTGGATCATGAGCGGCTTGGCAATGACATTTACGGCGGTGTGGAAATATCCCAATGGGGAAACGTCTTAGGTTTTTGGTTCTATACAGGGCATCCGCTGTCAAGGCGCAGGTCTACCGGATTTGTGCATAACGACAGAAGGTATCCGCGTTGGATTTATATACCGGCTTATGGAGCTGAAACGGGGCTGCCTAATGTTTTACATTTAATGGAATCGGAACGCCCTGGGCAACGGCGCGGAATTCCTTTAGTGGCGCCGGTTATAGAAGTCGCGCTTACTCTTGACCGTTACATGAAAGCCGAAGCTATAGCGGCGCAGATTCAGGCGATGTTTACTTTGATTGTAACTTCCCAGAATCCAGAAACCGCCATTGGCGAAACGGAAAACATGGAAGGCGAAGAAGGGGAACGCATAACGGGCGGCGATGACAGCTTAATAGCCCTTGGCAATGGAATTGTCCAATACGCAAGGCCGGGTGAGCAAGTAACGCCAGTGAACCCCACAAGACCTACAACGGCATTTGATCCTTTCGTAAAGGCGCAATTACAGCTAATGGGTCCGGCTGTCGGGCTTCCTTATGAATTATTTACGCAGTTGTATCAGGCTTCTTTCAGCGCGAGCGAGGCGGCCAATAATGTGGCAAGGGGCGGTTTCAGAGTAAAACGCGCCTGCCTAGTGCGCGATTTTTGTCATCCAGTTTATCAGGCGGCGTTTGACGAGGCGGTACTTCGGGGCTGGATAGAAGCTCCGGGATATTTTGACGATCCGTTTGTGAGGAATTTATACACAAGGGCAAAATGGAACGGGCCGGGAATGCCGCACATAGATTTGGGAAGGAGCGCGAAGAATTATGAAAACCTCGTGCGTTTAGGTTACACGACGGCAAGCGAGGCGACAAGCGAATTAACTGGCGGCAATTATTATGAAAATATACAGGAGCGGGGGCGCGAGATAGCCGCCGCGAAAGATGCCGGAATGCCAGCGGCGGCGGCTGAGGCGATGACGCAAACGGGCGCGGCTATTGGAAACGCGGGAGCGGCAAACTCAAATCAAACGGGAGGTAATTAATATGGGCAAGTTTTATTCAATGAGAAAAATCCGTGCGCAAGATAATACTAATATAGGGCGCATAGATATTTACGGAGAAATAAGTGCCGTCGAATATTGGGGGGATGAAAAAACACCTTCCCAATTCATTGAAGATTTGAACAACTTAGGAACGGTGAGTGAAATAGAAATTCACATTTTCAGTAACGGCGGCGATCCTTTTGCGGCATTGGCCATATACGAGGAAATGAATCGGCGGACTGAAAAAGTAAGCGTATATATTGACGGTATCGCGGCATCGGCGGCGACGTTGATCTTGTGCGGCGGCGATACGGTTTACATGAATGACACGTCCATGCTCATGGTTCACAACCCGTATGAATTTTTATGTTTTGCCGGGCTTAACGCGAAAGAGGCAAGAGAACTGGCAGACGACTTAGACGAAATCCGCGAACCTATGATATCGGCTTATATGAAAAAATCAGGTAAAACGCACGATGAAGTTGTCGCGTTAATGGACGGCGAAACGGGAAAAGGAACATGGCTTACCGCAGATGCGGCAATTGAATTTGGTTTAGTGGATTCATATACGCCTGACAACAAAAAACCGTTAGAGGTCGCCGCAATGATTAAACCCGGAGTATATAACTACCGGGGGCATAAAGTTGATCTGACAAGTTTTGAAAAGGCAGCCGAAAAAACTGCCGGAAAAATAAATTCTATGAGAGGAGGAAAACTCATGGCGTTTTTCATTAAGAAGAAAAACAAGGCGGCTGCCAAAGTAAAACCAAAAGCTGAAATAACTTTTGTCGAAATGGTATGCCCAGGGTGTGGCGGCGCTGTCAATTTGAATCCCGAAACAGGGGAAACATTTGCAGGCGGCACACAACAGACGGAACCGCAGGGCGGCAAAGACAATAAAGAACCTGCGGCTAAATTAGCGCGGCGTATACCGGGCAATGTCAAAGCGACAGTTTACTCGGTGAATTGTCCGCATTGCGGCAATGACTTTGTTTGGGATACGGACTTGAACGCGGACGGCGAACCGGCTCAGGACGTTAAAGAGACTGTTCCCATTGGCGGCGCGGCGGCTCCAGAGCCGAAAAAAGATACCGCCCCTGTCGCGGAAGCTGCCACTGCGGTATGTCCGAAGTGCAGCGCCGAAGTTCAATACGACACGGAAACGGCAGAGAAGGGAACGGATGATACAACCGGGGAAGAAGGCTATTTGCTTACTTGCCCTGAGTGCAACGAACAATTCATAGAACCGTTTGCCGCTCCCGCTCCGGACGCTGTTCCTGTCGCGTCTGCGGAAGCTAAAGCGGCGTACCGCGCAGGAGTGTTAGCTGAACGAAACCGCAATTTGGCATTAGACGAAATGGCACAGGCCGCTCCGTCTATGGCGGCGATGATTCAAGCGGCAAAGAAAAGCGGAGCGTCGGCTGAAATAATGGGACGTAACGTGATCAGGGCTATGGCTTCGGGAAAAGCCGGAAATACTGGCGCGGCGCAGTTTGCGGCAATGCTAGGTCGGGATTTACAAGCAAGCGGAGTAAATGATCTTCGCCTGCCTGGACATCATAACAAACAAGCGACGTTTACTGACAGCGTTTTTGACGCGCTGGATAAACGATAGGAGGAAGTATGGAAAATCTGTACAAGTCAAATGTGGATACATCGGTAGTCGATGATCTTATTTCCGGGACACTCGTAACGTCAAAAGTCGTTGCGGTAAAAGTAACCGGAACGGGAACCGTAAAGCGCGGAACCCTGTTGTCAAGCGAAGACGGGGAAAATTATTCGGCGGACGCTGAGAACATCGAGTGCGTTCTTTTGCAGGACGTTGACGCCGATGATCCCGATTCCAATGTCGGGGCTGCCGCGTTCGGCGGCGAATTTAACCAAACCAGAATTGAGGCTGCCATGGGGGAAGAGTTATCCCCGTTGGCAATTCACAAAGCGCGTATCGGATCGAGGATATTCATAGCTCCTATGAATCCCACGCCGGAAGAATATTAAGGAGGAAGTAACAAATGGGTGACACGATTAACAGAAACGATCCCAGGACACAGTTACCGCCAGTATTAACTGTACGGCCTATGTCCACATTTTTCCGCGATCACTTTATGGGTGGCGCGGACGAGTATTTTCCCACTGAAAATGTCGAGTGGGACAAATTGACCGAAGGCGCTCCGATGGCGCGTTTTGTCGGAGATGATATGTATGTCGAACCGACAGCAAGGAAACCTTTCAGCACAGACGAAATCAAAACCCCCAAAATGCAGGAACGCCGCGTAATCAGCTCCGGCGACATTAAAAAGCGTACTCTTGGAGAAAGCATTTTATCCCCGAAAACGGAAGCGGAAAGGGCGGCGGCTCTCCATACCGCAGATTTGAAATTCTGTTTGGATTCAATCGACAACCGTATCGAGGTTATGTGTTCCGATTTTATCACTAAGGGACGCATTGACATTGAAGGCTTGGGAGTAAAGCGGGAAATTGATTATGGTTTGCCGAACAGGGAAGTTCTTGTCGGCGCAGACCGCTGGGGGCAGCCGGGAGTATCCATTGTCGATTCTCTGAGGAGAAAAGTGGATTTCATGGGCAGCCTTGGCTATACCATTGACGAGGCTATAATGTCTCCTGAAGTTTGGAAGGTGATGTACTCAAACGCCGAAATCCAAAAGTTACTCGACATTCGCAATTACGAATTCGGGAAATTCAAGCCTGAGAAAATTTCCAAATACGGACAGGCGCGCGCGGTCGGTATGCTTTCCGATCCGGACGTTACGCTCTTTACTCAAAACGCCGAATACGGTCCAAAAGGAGCCAGAGTGCGGCAATTGCCCGCAGGAATGGTTATACTGGCCTGTTCCATAGCAAGGGAAAACAAACTTGGCTACGGCGCGTATACCTACATGGATGAAAACGAAAACTGGGTAACGGTTTCCGGGCGTTATGTGCAGGAATTTTTCAAAGAACGCCGTCCACCCCGTGAAGAAGTGCTGGTAACGTCACGCGCAGTTCCAATTCCGAAAAACATCGAATCTTGGTTCGTATTCCAGGTCTTATAGGAGGAAGGATGAAAACCGTTAAATATGTTGCATTAGGCAACTGTAAAATAAAAGTCGGCGGTGTCGAGTATTCCGGCAAAATGGTTATTCCAGTTGGCGGCGATAAAGGCCTCAGCGACGATGACATTAAGCGTCTGTTGAAAGAAAAATTTATCCAAAAGATTGAATTTGACGAGGGCGGATCATCGCCAGCGTCGCCTACAGCCGCGCCTACCGAAAAGAAGCTTGAGGAAATGAACAAAGGCGAACTTATCGCGAAAGCGAAAGGGCTGGGAATCGAAACGGACAAGCATTTCAATAAGCTGTCGGAAGCTGAGATGCGCCAGAAGATTACGGAAGCCATAGCGAAGAAAACGCCGGACAGAACGGCGTTACTTGCAAAAGCCGCAGAATTGGGCTTGGCTGACAAGATCGCCGAAACCACAACCGATGAAGAAATTCAAAAGTTAATCGCGGGGGCGCAGGCTCAATAATGAATTTTAAGGATGCGGTCGCCGCCGATATTGATAACGTCTTTTTCAAAACAAACGAATTTGCGGAAAGCGTTAATATCGACGGCAAACCCGTCCCGTTAATTCTTGACGACGATATGTTGCAAGGAAAAACAGAAACTTATGCGGAAGGTTTGGCTAATGGCGAACAGTTTATCTTTATAAAACAAAAAGATATTAAACGCATTCCACAACCCGGCGATGAACTTTCAAAAGAAAACAAGAAATGGTATGTGCGTGAAGTTATTAGCGAAATGGGAGTGTTGGCAATAAGAATAGGAAGGAACAAGGCAAATGGTTGAATTGGGCGTACAGATTGATAAAAATAAATACTCAGACCTTATGCGCAAAGTTTCCTTACTGGCAAGCGAAGACCAGATCAATAAGGCGATAAACCGCGCCGCGAAACGCGCCGCTGACGCCGCGAAAACCGAGACGGTAAAACAGATTTCTTCCGCATATACTTTGACGGTTACGGACATAAGGGAAGCGGTAACGACGCGCAACCTGAAAGGCGGCGATGTCGGGGCGGCAATGCAAATAGAATCAAGCCCGTTTTCGCTTCCGAAATTTACGGGCGTAACGCCGAAAGCGATAATGCCGCCGTCCAAAGAAATTGTTAACGCCCAAGTAAAAAAAGGCGGAGGCGCACAATTAAAAAGATCGTTTGTGGCAAAAATGAAAAACGGCCATGTCGGGGTTTATGAACGCGAAACGGACAAGGGTCTGCCCCTTGAACAGCATTTCGGCCCGTCCGTTCCCGGAATGTTCGGAAGGGAAAAGGAAACCGAAATCAACAAAGCGGCAAGGGAAAAAGCCGGAGAAACCTTAAACAAAAGGTTAATTCATGAATTGGAGAGGTTAATGTATGGCTGAAATAATTGACCGCACGCCGATGGGTCTTATAGACGGTCTGTGTGACCGCATAAGAAAAGCGTTGGTTTCATATTGGTATAAGGCTGAACAGCACGATGACGGCGACAATGAAGATTATCACGAGCCGTTTGTTCACGCGCAATATTTGCCTGTAACAAAAACTGCGGAAGATGGGCGCCTTAAATCAAAAGATTATCCTCTGGTTCGCGTTATGGTAACAACGGGTTCTATTACCGATCTGTCGGAAGTTAAAAACGGCTCTGAAATAAACATACAAATTTATTTTGGCGGTTACGACGAAGACGCGGACAGGCAGGGTTGGCGTTTGCCAATGGCGATGCTTTGGAGCGTATTAATAGATTTACTGGCCAATACCATAATAGGCGCTTATAAGCTGGATACGCCTATTAAGTGGTCGGCATTGGAAACAAAAGAACCGCCGTATTATGCGGCGGCAATAGAATCAGTTTGGCGCGGCGCACCGCCAGCAATTGAAATTCCCGTTGGAATCGTTGATTTGCCCGGGAAAGAAAGCACTGAGAAAATTACTGCGGCAGACACTTCAGGGAAACCTGAAAATCAAGAAGCTGCCAAAGAATAATTATTTGGAGGAAAAAACATGGGTTATTTTCACGGAGTACGAATAACAGAATCACCGACGCCGTTACAAGTTCCGGCGTCCGTAGATTCCGCGTTGCCGGTAGCAATAGGCATTGCCCCAGTTCACAGACTGGAAAATCCCGCCGTTGCTGTTCACAATCCGTCTTTGGTTTTTAGCTATGCCGAAGGCGTGGCGGACATGGGCTATATGGGGCCGAAGCACTGGAAAAAATTCACCCTGTCCATGATGTTGTATTCACAATTCAGATTGCACCTTGTCAGCCCGCTTGTCATGATCAACGTGTGGAATCCGTTAAAAGACGCGGTAGACGTAGCTGAAGTAGCTTTGCCAATCGTGAACGGAGTTGCGACAATCGCCGATCCGATGGCCATGATAAGCACGGTCCGCGTCCATAACGCGACCAGCGGAAGCCCGGATTATGTCAGGGAAAACGATTACAAACTCAAATATGACGGAGATGATCTGTTAATCGTTATAAACAAAGAAGGCAGTATACCAACGGCGGCGGTTTCGTTGAGCGTTGTATACAAACGCGCAACAACCGCGAACATAACGAAAGACGACATTGCCGGAGGCGTCGATCCTGACACGAACGAAAAAACAGGCATTGAATTGGTTGACGAGGTTTTTCCGGCGAAACGGAAAATTCCGAGTTTCCTTTTAGCGCCCGGCTGGAGCAGCGACCCCGAAATCGCGGCGTTGCTTATCGGCAAGGCGGAACACCTTGACGGCGAATTCAGTTGCATTGCGCTTATTGACGCGCCGACCACAGGGCGGTACGCCAATTACCGCAATATTCCCAAATGGAAAAATGACAGTTCCATTGTCAGCCCCTACGCGTTTTTGGATTGGCCGTGCGTGGCGATTGGCGAGCAATGGTTTTATCCTTCCGTCCGGCTTGCGGGTATGTACGGGCAAGTCGATAACAAAAACGCCGGATTGCCGTATGAACAGGCCTCAAACAAAACGCTGTCGATGACGAACCTCTGCGACGAGGACGGAAATTTAATCCCGATGATGTCCGTTACTCAGGCGAACTACCTGAATGAAAACGGAATCGGCACGTTCATTAACATGGACGGATGGCGGGCATGGGGCACCGAAACAACCGCATTTCCCGGCAATACGGACATAAAAGACTTTGAGCGCGGAGTTCGCCGTATGTTCAGTTTTGTCCAGAACGTCGTAAACCGTACCATGTGGCAAAATGTTGACAAGCCCGTAACAAGGCTTTTAATCGACACGATTCTTTTAACCGGGAACGAATATCTGAACACTCTGAAATCGAGGCAGGCAATTATTGGCGGTCGTGTTGAATTTTTACGCGCCGACAACAGCAATCAGGGAATCATGAGCGGAAAATTATTATTCCGCGTTTTCCTTACTCCGCCGAACGCCGCAAAGGAACTGGAATTTAATTTCAGTTATGATCCCAATTACCTTGAAGGTTTATTTTAATAAGGAGGGATAACCATGAGAGAAGGAATTGCGACAAACAGCAATGTTTATAAGGTATATGATTCGGAAACAAACAAGGCTCTTGACGGAACGGTATCCGTTGAACTTCCGGGCTTTGAATTGTTATCAGAATCATTTAAGGGCGCCGGTGTCGCCGGAGAAATGAACGTGCCGATACCGGGCAACATGAGCGCACAAACGGCGACAATCAGTTGCCCTGTCATCTACGGCGCATTAACAAAATATATGGAACTTGGAACTACGCGCACGTTGGATTTGCGTAATGAAATAATCGTTACCAACACATCCACGCACGTACAAGAGAAAGTGCCGAACCGTTGGGTGTTGAAAGGCGTTTTAAGCGCCGCGAATCCCGGAAAAGTCGAATCGGCCGCGGCAGGGGACGCTTCCCTTGTCATGCAATTGCGGTACGCACAGCATTTCCTTGACGGCGACGAGGTGCTTGAGTGGGACGTACTTAAATACATTTTCAAAGTCAACGGAAAGGACTTGATGGAAGAGACAAGGAAGAACATTCTTCCGTAATAAAAAGGAGTAAATATGGCAAAAGGTTTTAAGGGAACCGTAAAGGTTAAATTAGATACTCCCATTCAATGGGAAGGCAACGAAGTTACAGAAATCGCTCTTGATTTTGGCAAGTTGACGCCGACTGCGGTTATTGAAGCGGAACGGAATTGCGGCGCCAATCTCACTTCAATTATGAAGATGACCAACGTTGAATATTGTACCAATCTTGCGTCTTACATGATGCAATGGGAGCAAAAAACCGCGTACCGCGTTCTTATGAAACTGGGCATGGAAGATTTTGACATTATCTGGCAAACCGTTGGAAGCTTTGTCGGCAAGAGAAACCCGCAGGAGTTTTACGACCAATTCACTTCGGATGAAGATGTGGTTTTTACCAAACCGGCAGAAAAGCCGGAGAGCCATCTGATAACGGAGAAGTCGGAAACGGAAAGTTAAGCGGTTTTTCGATTTTTGATTACGATAATCCTACTGAGTATCTCAGAAAGATTATGGTCGGTCTTGCAATGATACTTCATACGTCTATAACGGCATTAGAAGTAATGCCGTTAGATGACGTTCTTGAGTATAACGACATTGTAGAAAAAATCATTGCGGAGAATAACAAACCAAAACCGGGCGGAAAATAATGGGAAGAAAAACTATTTGGGATGTTGCTATTGAAATCAACGGGAAGGATAAAGGCGCTGTCGCCGCGCTCAAAACCGTCAAAAAGCAGCTTGCGGACGTACAAGCCGCGGGAAAACAACTAGGTACTGATTTCAAAGCGTTTGCGGGCAATGCCGGAAAATTAGCCCTTGGCATAGCTGGCGGCGTTACAGCCGCTGGCGCCGCCGTTTTTGGTTTGGCCAACCAGTTTGCGGATATAGGAGACAAGGTCGCTAAAATATCAGCGACTACCGGGATAGGGATTGAAGCGTATCAAGGGCTGTCTTACGCTATGAAGCAGGCGGGATTAAGCGCGGAAGAATTTGACGGAGCATTAGAAAAATTTAACCTGACGGTAAAACAAGGCGCGGCGGGTAACGAAGCCGCAAGAAAACAGCTTGAGGAAGTGGGATTGTCAGCTTCAAAACTGGCGGGGATGAAGCCCGAACAGGCGATAGAACGGTTATCCGATTATATGCAAACGCTAAAAAGCGACGCGGAACGCACAAGGGTTGCGGTAACGCTGTTCGGCAAATCAGCCGGTCCGAAAATGATGGCCGCGATGAAACAAGGCAGCGCCGGATTACAGGAGATGATGAAAGAGGCTAAAGGTCTTGGAATTGTATTAACCGACGAACAGGCGCATCAATCCGAATTGTTTAAGTCTTCGTCAGAGAAATTAAAATCGTCATTCTCAGGTATGCGAAACCAGTTTATAGGTTCTGCCATAGGTCCCATAACTGAAGCAATGGAAACGCTTAAAGATTCCATTGTAGGACAAATGCCGGCAATACAGGAACTGGGCGCGAAGTTTGGGCAATGGCTTGGCGATCTGGTAACAAGGTTGCCGGAAATCATTGCAAAAATAAAAGAGTTTGGCGCAAATATATGGGATAACGTAAACAAAGTAAAAGACTTTGTGGGCGGCTGGGAGAATCTCGGCATAATCATTGGCGGCCTCGCTATCGCGCCGACGCTGATAAGCGGGATTAAAGTTCTGGAAAGTTCAATAAATTTATTGCACACATCTTTTAAGGCGGTTAAAAATATATCGGGGCTTGTTTTTAAGGCAATCGAAAGCGGTGCGCTTAAAAATGTAATTGCCATAGGCAAGCAGACGGCGGCGCTGGTAGCTCAAAACGCGGTATTGGTCGCGCAAAAGATCGCTATTTTGGCTCAGGCGGCGGCTCAAGGAATCGCTAAAGCGGCCACGGTAGTATGGACGGCTGTCCAGTGGCTGTTAAACGCGGCAATGAGCGCTAATCCTATTGGAATAATAATATTGGCGGTCGCGGCCTTAATCGCGGGAATTGTTTTACTGGTTAAAAATTTTGACAAGGTAAAAGAAGTGGCCGGAAAAGTCGCGGATGCCGTAGTCGGATTCTTTAAGAAGGTAGGGGATTTCTTTAAGAATTTATTTACTGGCGTTATAGACTGGATTAAAACCAATTGGAAGGCGATTATCGCATTTATAATTAACCCATTCGCCGGAATATTTAAATACCTTTATGACAATTTTGAAGGTTTCAGAAATTTTGTTGATAATGTCGTGGGCGCGGTAAAAAATTTCTTTTTGGGATTGTGGGAAGGCATAAAAAACATTTTTAGCGGCGTCGGTGATTTCTTTAGCGGAGTATGGGACGGTGTGAAAAACGCTGCCAGTAACGCATGGGGCGGAATTAAAAACATAGCCGGAAAAGCATGGGAAGGCATAAAAGGCGGAGCGTCAAAAGCAGGGGAGTTCTTAAAAAACAACTGGAAAACAATCGCTATTGGCATGGTAAATCCTTGGGCTGGCGGATTAAAGGCTCTTTATGACCACAATGAAAAATTCCGTAATTTAGTGGACACTTCATGGGGAAAAATTAAGGACGTTGCCGGAGCCGTATGGGATAAAATGCCCGATGGCGTAAAAAACGTATTTATAAAAATTAAAGACACTGTAAGCGGCGCCATAAACAACATTAAAGAATTCTTTTCCGGCTTATGGGGAGCGATAAAACAAGGGCCGAAAGCGACCATTGAATATTTAAAGAACGTGTTTAACACGTTAAAAGAAAAGGTGTTATCCGTATTTAATAACATAATGGCGAAACTTCCTGAGCCAATCGCGGGCGCGATAAACGGCATAATAAACTTTTTTAAAGGCGGCTTTGACTTAATAAAAAATATTATTGGCGTGTTTACGGACTTCTTTAAGAACGTGTTTACCGATCCCGTGAACGCCGTTAAAAACTTAATCGGCGGCCTTGCTGATATTTTTACCGGGGTATTCAATTCAATAAAGGAAAAAATACAGGCGTTTATAGGATTCTTTACTGACAAGTTTTCAGTGGTTAAAGACTTCTTTGGCGGTATCGGCGACAAGATCGGCGGATTATTCGGCGGCGGTAAAAATAAAAACGCCATTCCCGGACACGCCGAAGGCGGCATTTTCAGGAACAGGCACATAGCCGAAATAGCGGAACGCGGCGCCGAAGCCGTAGTACCGTTAAATAACACCAAACAAGGCCTTGATATCTGGAAACAAGCCGGACAGATGGGCGGATATTTCCAAAAAGAAAAACCCGAAGCGCAAACGCCGCCAATTATGTCCGCTACGGCTGGAAAAATGTCGGGGGGTGATGTTTATAACTTTGACATCAAATTGACGAACAATTTTAGCGGTAACGCGCCTGACAGCAACATTGCAAACCAGATAACGGTTGCCGGGCAGAAAGCCGCAGACAATCTTGAGGAACAAATAACAAGGGTTTTGGAAAAGATCGCACGGCAGCGACAGAGGGTGAGTTATGCGTAAATACACCGCCGTACAAGGCGACGTTTGGGATTATTTGTCTTGGAAACTGTATGGCGATGAGGGGTATGCCCATATTTTATTGGACGCGAATCCCGCGTTACGGCATATCGTCATATTTGAAACGCCTACGGAGATAAATGTTCCCGACAAGCCGCAATCGAGGGCGCAATCATCGGCGAATTTACCGCCTTGGAAGCAGGTGTAACATGGCAGATTCAAGACGCGCCTTCCTGAAAATAGAATATGACGGAAAGGATATCACGGACGCGGTATCTAACAGCGTTATTGATTTTCAGTATGTGGACAAAGCGGGCAATGAAGCCGACGAGGTAACTATTAACTGCCATGACAGGGAAGGGCATTGGCATAACGAATGGTATCCGAAACTTCGCAAGGAAGGCGACGGAACGCCAGTGAGTGCCGGAAGCTCCGATTATACGGAAATGGCGAAGGCGTTACAGGCCGGAACGAGCGCGGCGGAATTACAGAGAATGATAGACGCTTCCGATCTTTCTGCAGAACAGGGGAAAACTTTACAGCGCGTAACGAACGCCAGTAAATGGAAACAGTTTGCCGCAGAGAATCCGCAGTACCGGGGAGAAAGCGGCAAGAAAAAACTGATAGAGGACATAAAAGCGGGGGTGATCGTATAATGGCAGAATTTAACGACATTGCGGCAGACAAAAGCCCCTCAAAACAGGCTCCGGCGAAAAGCAAGCCAAAAGAAATTGCAAATAACGCCGTGCAGGGAACGGTATTGCGCGTAAAAATTTGTGTTGAAAATTGGAACGCCGAAGGCGATTATGACGAATTGGACTGCGGTTCATTTGAGATAGACGCGGTAGATTTTTCCGGACCGCCTGATAAGGTCGCTATTATGGCGGTGTCCACACCCATTTCATCAAGTATGCGCAGGGAAGAAAAAACGCGGTCATGGGAAAATACGACTCTACAAAAAATCGCGCAGGACATAGCGGACGGCGCAAAATTAAAACTGATGTACGAAGTGGACAGCGACATACAGCTTGACCGCGCGGAACAGGAAAAAAAATCCGACATGGGTTTTTTACAGGAATTATGCGAACAATACGGCGTATCCTTAAAAGTTACTGACGGAATTTTAGTTTTATTTGAAGAATCGGTTTATGAGGCGAAGGAAGTTATAGACACTTTTGACGCAAGTGAAATTGGCGGCAGAATAACGGAATATTCATTTTCACAAAACACGAATGACACCGTATGCAAAGTGATTGCCAGTTACAAAGACCCTAAAAGCGGTTTGCTAGTGGAAGCGGAATTTGTACCAGAGGAGCCTCCGGCGACAGGGCAGATTGCGCGGATAAACGTCCGTCCCGGCGATTTGCGCGGCGATAATTTCCGCGAAGGAAAAGACACCGCGTCAGGGAGCGCGGGCGGCACGTTTGACACGGGATTCGCGCCGTTCAATGACAGCTCAGACGATTTTGAAACAAAACGGTCCGACCGTACCGATAACATGATGCGTCAAGCTAAGGCTTATGCGCGGTTAAAAAATAAAAATGAGTGGACTTGCACGTTAAACATGGTCGGTAACGTCAAAATGGTAGGCGGCGTAAATATACAGATAACGGGATTCGGCGTTTATGACGGAAAGTACAGCGTCGATGAAGCGACGCATAAGACAGGCGACGGTTACACGTCCACAGTCAAAGCTCATAAGGTTTTAGTGGGGTATTGATATGGCAGATAACAGGAGATTATTACGTCAGGCGCAAGTCTCTGAGCGCGATGTCAGTACCGCTACGGCGCGTGTGGCCATGGACGATTTGAACGGCCATGTAAGCGGAAAAATGCAAGTTTTATTTCCGGCTATAGGCGGTTGGAATATGTTTTTTACCCCGAAGGAAGGCGATCATGTCGTAACTGGAAACGGACAGGGGGAAGATTATATTTTGGGCAAAGTATTTACTGGAAACAAAATGCCGCAGAAGGGGGCAAAAAATATAATTTTATTAGTCAGCGATGACGGAAAAAATGTTATCCGTCTTGACGCGGACAAAGGAACGCTTGATGTGGTTATGGATCAAAACGCGGGTTTAATGTTTAACAATTTGGCCATTGAAGTAAAAGAGACGATGACCGAAAAGGTAAAAAATAAAAAAACTACCGCTGAAAAAAACATAGAGGAGGAAGCGAAAGAAAATATTACCAGTACGGCAAAGAAAAAAAACAAGATCAAAGGCGCTGATGTCGAATTGGACGGCAATACGAAAATCACCGGGGGTTATGTTGAATGTAACGGAACCGCGTCGCCTACAGGAACAGGCTGTTTTTGCGCGAAACCGTTTTGCACATTTGACGGATCGCCGCACGTCGGCAATAAAGCGACAGGGACGTAAATTATGGCAATGAACGGAAACACAATGGGACAAGAAGTGGCAGACGCGATTATGAACTCAGATGCGTCCGATGAAGCCAAACAAGAAGTAACCAAAGTGTGGAAAAAAATATGTAGCGCGATAGTGGATCACATAACAGCCAACGCCGAAGTTCCGGCAGGGATAACGGTTTCGACAAGCGGCGGCGGGGGATCAACCACTGGAAAGGGGAAGGTAACATAAATGCTTATAGGTTCATGGGGGCAAGTGGTATTTTTTGTGTCCGGCGTTGGCGCGTTGACGTTTACGGAATTAACGCAGGATTCTTCCGGGCGCTGGGTTAACCATGAGCCGATAAACACGGCTCCGATTTCCCAATTTCTAGGTCCGGGTCAAGATGAAGCGGAAATAAAAGTGGTATTGGCGCGGATGTTGGGCGTTGATCCAACAAGCGAATTTGAATCATTAAGGCAGTTGGTCCGTAACGGGGAAAACCACCCTTTAATTTTGAACGGAACGCCGCTGTCAGGGAATATGTGGTACATCGAAACCATAAGCGGCACTTCTACAAAGTTTGCCGCGGGAACGGGGGAAATATTGTGGACGGAAGTTACTTGTAAATTTAAGGAGTATTTATAATGGCGGAATGGGTAACATTGGAACCTCAGTCAAATGAAATAATATTTGGCGCGAAAGAAGTTCAGGAAGTTATACAGAATGTCAAAACTATTTTAAGCACGCGAAAAGGCACGCAACCGCTTGACCGCGATTTCGGCATATCGCTTGATTTTTTGGACAGCCCTGTTTTGAAAACTAGGGCGCTGGCGGAACAGGATTGCTTTATGGCGTTAAGAAAATACGAGCCTAGGGCGGTACTCAAACAAATTAAATGGAACGGCGACGTTATTAACGGCAAGTTATGGCCGGAAGTTAAAATACAGGTGGTGTTATAATGGCGTTTGGAGATTTACATTTCGCGCAAGATGACGCGCGCGCAATAGCCGACAAGCTGAAAGATTTTTATGAGGCTGTCAGGCGGTCAAGCGGAGAACCCGGATATCGGTTGCCATTAGGGGCGCCGGAAAGGTTGCTACAATTGGCGCAAGCCTCGATATTAGGGCAGGTAAACCATGACATTGACAAAACGGGCAAAGGAAACTTGCTCTATTTTGCCGATGACGAAACGGCTGAATATATCGGCGACTTGTACGGCGAACGCGGCAAGCGCCTTAAAGCCTCATACGCCATGACGACGGTACGGTATTCGTTATCTGTCAATCGTACCGTGAGAACGCCTATCGGAAAAGGCAAAAGGATAACGGCTGATAATAAAATATTTTTTGCGACTACTAAGGCGGTAGAAATACCGGCAGGGGAATTATATGTCGATGTGGAAGCGCGTTGTTTGACGGCGGGCGTTGACGGTAACGGTTTCGCGGCAGGCGACATAAAAAACATGGTAGATTTAATTCCGCTTGTTACATCGGCGGTAAATATAACGCCTTCCAACGGCGGCGCTGAAAAGGAAAGCCTCGACGCGTACAAAGAAAGATTGCGGTTGTTGCCGGAATCGTTTTCAGTGGCGGGACCAGACGGAGCGTATGAGTTTTGGGCAAGGTCTGCCAATTCTGGAATTGTTGACGCGAAAGTATGGATGCCCGAACTGGACATGGAAAGTTTTACGGCGTTTCTTGAGCCTTGGGGAATTACAAACGCCTCTGAATTTTACGAAGCGTTAAACAATTACTACCGCGAAAGCGGTACGGGGCCGGGAAATGTTGACGTAACGGTTTTAATGAGAAACGGGGAACTGCCTTCTCAGGAAGTTTTGGATCAAGTGCAAGAAACTTTGAGCGACAAAACAAGGCGGCCATTAACCGATTACGTCCATGTGATACCGCCTGAGCCTGTGGAGTTTGGCATATCGGCGCGGTACTGGATCGAAGCGGAAAGAGCGACGGAAGCGGCCTCGATAATAGACGCGGTTAATACGGCGGTCGGAGATTACATCGCATGGCAAAAATCAAAATTGGGTTTGGACATTATCCCGGACAGGCTTCACAAATTAATTATGGACTGCGGCGTTAAGCGCGTCGTGATAACCGAGCCGGTTTTTTCGGTTTTAAAATCCCATGAGGTGGCGCAATTTAACGGCGCGAAATCAATTATTTATGAGGGGCTAGAGGACGCGTAATGGATTTGAATAACATTTCAATCTTAAACATTCTTCCCCCCAATATCGCCGAAGACCGAAACGTCAAAATGACAGCAGAGGCGTTTGACAAAGCGTTACGGGATATAATTAAAAAAATACCCGGTGTGGCTATAATAAAAGATTTGGCGTTAAACCAGATTGTCAATGAAACGCTCATGGATTTGCTGGCATGGCAATTCCATGTGGATTTTTACGATCCGGCGCTGCCCATAAACATTAAGCGCGAATTGGTTATGAAGTCATTGGATTGGCATTGCCGGAAAGGGACACCTGCGGTAGTCGAAGAAATAGTATCCACAGTTTTTTCAAAAGCGAAAATTGAAGAATGGTACGAGTATGAAGGAAACCCTTATTGTTTCCGCGTAGCGACGGCTGAGGAAATGCCGGATCAGGAAACAATAACAAAACTGATACGCGCCATAAACTCCGTTAAAAACACCCGCAGTTTATTGGAGACGCTGACTTCTTTAATTGTTTTCCGCGAAGAAATAGAAATTAAAGAAAGCCAGAACATGACGCTTTCAAAAAAATTAAAAGACGATTTTTCCAATCAGGGGAAATTGTTTTTTAACGGACGGATTCTTTATGACACAAGGACGGATCGCGGCTATGAATTGGGTTATGTGCATTATAACGGCGATTTTATTTTTAATGGAACGCTGAATTTCACACACAAAAGAAAAAAATCGACGGGCAATTTGAGAAAACCGTTTTTATTTAATTCGGGCGGCGGTTTGCGTGATACTCTTGCGGTTTCAATAAGCACAAAAGCGGTTACGGACAAAGCGTCCGCGCGCGTTTTTGCCAACAGGTCAATTAGATTTGACGGCAGCGAATGTTTCAGTGCGCGGGGTAGAAAATCAGTATATGACAAGGCGCGTATCTGGATTAAGAAACACCGCTTTTTTAACGGCGTTCATCAATACGGCAGGGCAATTAATTTTGACAGCAATATACTCATTCCGTTGGAATGAAGGGGAATCACCTATTAAGGAGCTTATATGGCAAGAGAAGAAAATACGGACGCGAAAATAAAGTTTATTGACCGTCCGCAAATGAGGGGAATACTGCGGTATAAGGTATTCAAAAACGGCGTTCTTATCGAAGATGTGGAACACAAAAACCTTATCGTCAATGGGGCAAGGGAAGTAATGGCGAAACTGGTTTCAGGCGTTTTCTCCGGCAGGAACATAACAAAAATCGCGTTTGGAGAAAGCGGCGTTATACCGAATGAAAACGATACGGAAATACGGAATCCTTTCTTAAAGGATATTCACGAAATTTCATTCCCCGCGCCCGGCGAAGTGCAATTCGATTGGGGTTTGACCAAATACGAGGCGAACGGCAAAGCCATTTGTGAATTCGGTTTATTGACCGATGACGGTACGCTGTTTGCCCGGCGAATCAGGGAAGATGAGGACGGCAATCCCGCAGGTCCCATAAATAAAGAAAACGACATTTCAGTTGTCGGACAATGGACGTTAGTTTTTTAGGAGGAAACTATGACAGAGCAAGAATTAGAAACAATGATTGAATTGCGTGTAACGCCCGAATGGGTAGAGCCTATTTCAGGATACGGCGTTAATACCCCGGTAGAGGGCGGGATTAACGGATGTGCCAATAAACCCTTAAAAGATTTGGCAAAAAGCGCGGCGTATCTCAAAGAGGAGATAGAAAGGCAGCAAGAGGAAATTGACGGCATGAAAGGGCGCGGCGGTTACCTGACCGCGCATGATTTCGGAGTGGCGAACCCGACACAGCAGCAATTAACCGATTATGCCCTGGCGCAGATCGGGCAGACCGACCAAACAAAAATTTGGGACGGAACGCACGTTAAAAATCTCAGGAACGGCCATGTGTGGGTTTTGACGAACACCCCGGATACCGAACCGCCAATATTTGAATGGACTGATGACGGCGTTGACAGCGTTGGCATTGCAAACAATGATGGCGTTGCTGGCATTGTTCGCGGCGGTCGCGGAGCTGATGAAGTATTTATCGACGAAGACGGAACAATGAAAGTCCGGGGATTATCGGCTTTATCGGCGGTACACGGAATGGAAGTGGACGGAGTAGGGAGAAACCTTCTTGAGGTACTTGGCGTTAATACTATCGCCGAAGCAATGGCAGAGATTCGGCGGCGGTGTAACAATAACGCCGAAATAGACGCTACTGGCATCCCCAATTTCTCCGGCTTGATGATAGGCGACTACATTGACGGCCTTGATTTAAGCGCGATTGCCGCGCCCGCTGGGGGTACTGCTCCGCAGGCATGGAATAACACCTACAAAAACAACCGCATTGTCATTGCCGGATTCAATACCTACAAAAA